TATTGACCCCTTGACTATTGTTCCAGGAACTGTGTTAAGGATACCTAATGAATAAAACAACACAGAATCGTTTAGGAACCTCATTCACCGTCTCTTATCCAGACTTCCCAAGTTTTACAGTTACACCAAAAAGTTTTACATTAATACAAGAGGCTGGAAAGCAAGATGTACTAGAGATAATTTACTTACGAGATAGCAGTGTCTTTTACAAAGGGTTAAAGACAGGGGCAACTGTCAAAGTAAAATGGAAAACTTCCAACAGTGTTGTCGGTGAGTTCTTTGGGTACATAGTTGATTACACACCCATTACCCAACAAACTCTTCGTCGCCCTGTCACTATACGAGCAATCGGTGCCTCTCTTCCATTAAAAGAAGGAGGAAATAAGATCTGGAAGAACAAGACTGCTCCAGATATTGTTACTGAGATTGCTAACAAGTTTAAATTAAAGCCAGTAGTAACTCCTCATCCAATGATCTTTAGCCAGCAGTCAATGTTGAACCACACCTACTGGGAAAAGATTCAAGAACTGGCAGGACGTATTGGGTACGTTGCACAGGTGAGTGGCACAGAGTTGCACTTTCACCCTATAGATAAGATGATTGATAAGTTTATAACAACTATCCCAGTGCTATCTTTTTTTGACCCTGTTGGAAATATCTGGAATGAGTTAAATTCTCAAACACTGGATATGTTTAAACCAAAAGTTGGAGACTATATTGATAAATCTTCTTACTCTAAGAAAGACAAGGTCGTCCACGGTGTTGATCCTGTCACAGGAAAATTTTATTCCTCCTCAAAGTCTCCTACAACTGTAGGTAAGAACCTTAGAACTTCAAACTTAGATCCATTGTTCTTGGAAGCATTGCCAGGGGCAATTACTGGAAACGCACAGATGGCAGACACCATTGCTCAAGCCCATGCTCAACTCTCCAGATTTTCAATTACTGCAGATGCAGCAAGTCAAGGTGACCCAAGAATTGCACCTTATAGAACTGTTGAGATCAATGGAACTGGGTCAACTACTGACGGTAATTGGATTGTCAAAAAGACTCGTCATCAATGCTACTACGATGGACGCTACGAAGTTGAGTTTACTTGTATGACAGACGGTACGGGAAGGAATAAGTCTTCTGCGTTTCGTCCAGAAACTGCATCTGTTATACCTACCCGAAACATCAAACAAGAGTTAAGTACAGGAACCACCAGTAGACCAACAGTCACTAAACTTCGTGCTCCTCAGATGTTAGTCAACAAATCTAATGTAGGATTTAAAGTTACACCAAGTAGATGGGTGGGTAAGTAATGGCTGAAGTAGCAATCTCTCTTCCCTTTAGAGTTGATCCATATGGAAAGATCGCTGTGTCTACCGACCAGCAAAAGATATGGGCAGACCGTGTTAGGTCCGTACTAGGAACTGCATTGAAAGAACGTGTTATGCAGCCTCTGTTTGGTACAGAAATACCTTTCTCTGTGTTTAGTACACAAGAGGACGCCTCTATCTTAGTTGAACGTGAGACTCAAGCAGCCTTTGAAACTCAGTTACCTCTTCTGAGTCTGCAGTCTGTCACCACGACTTTTGATGAATTTACTGGCATAATCAGTGTCAGCACGGTGTATGACCTCCCAAATAACACTCAAGTTGAGACAGTTATTGGTATTGCTTACATTCAAGGAACTAACCCGATCTACCAGGAGACGCTATGAGTGACGTAACCCCAGTTTCAAATATCCCAATCTCAGTTGATTACACAAGCAAGGACTACTACGTACTCCGTGATGAGTTAGTTGCTCGTATTCAAGATCGTATTCCTGAATGGACAGCCTCTGACCCATCTGATTTTGGTGTAGCCCTTGTTGAAGCGTTTGCTTACATGGGAGACTTAATCTCTTACTACATCGATAGAAACGCCAATGAGTCACTCATAACTACCGCAACTCAACGAGACAGTGTCATTAATATTGCCCAGAACTACGGCTACATCCCAGCAGGATATCGTCAAGCATTTACTCTTCTAACTGTCTCTAATACATCTGCTGCGGCTGTGTCTATTCCAGCAGGAACAGTTGTTTCTGGAGACGTTATCTCTGGAGACGTTGTAAACACCGTTTACTTCACAACCGTCTCTGATGCAACGGTAGATCCTCAAGTTGCTTCAACACCAGGAACTGAAGACATATCAGCGTTAGAAGGTCGCTACGTAACAGTTGTCTCTGACAACGCAAACACTTACGGAGAGTTAATTGGTACCTCTACTGGTCTTCCTAACATGTCTTTTGAATTAGGTGAGACTCCGTCTGTAGATGAAACGACAGAACTCTACGTTCAAGATGGTGACGTCTACTCTAAGTGGACACAAGTTCAACACCTTCTAGATAATGGGCCTACTGATTTGGTATATCAAGTGAACACAGATGCCAACAACAGTGTCTACATTATTTTTGGAGATGGTGTTTCAGGCGTTATTCCAACAATACATTCAGAGATCCGTGCTAACTACATGGTTGGTGGTGGGTTAATTGGGAACGTTCCAAGCGATACTTTAGTAGATATTGTTTACGTTCCTGGACTAACAACTAACCAAACTACGGCTCTACAGTCCGTTGTTACTGTAACAAATGCAGAATCAGCCATCGGTGGATCAGATCCTGAAACTACAAATCAAATCCGTGTCTCTGCTCCTGCATCTTTAAGAGCAGCAAATCGTGCAGTAACACTTCAAGACTATGCAGATCTATCAATCTCTGTTAGCGGTGTTGGTAAAGCAAACGCTTCTGCAGAAACCTGGACATCTGTAACTATCTATATTGCACCAAGTAGAAGCAGTATTGATTCAGATTTAGCGCCTGGGTTAGATGATGTAGGAGATCCAACTCTTGAATATGATCGTTTAAAAGCAGAGATTGAAACTTACTTAGAAGACAAGATCTTGCTTGGAACAAGCATAACAATTCAGCCACCTACTTATGTGGATCTTATTATAACTTTGCAGTATGCAAAACTAGACCAGTACACAACCGCAGAGGTTGAACTTGCAGTAAAGCAGGCTCTACTAACTTCCTTTGGGTACAACGGAATGGACTTCCAAGACACCATCTATCCTCAAGATATTGAGTTTGCTTTAAACCAAGTTCCTGGAGTAAAAACAATAAAGGTCACAGACTTTCATATTGAAGGAGATACAGGTTTAGACACCGTTATTGTGGGAGCAGCGGATGAAATCTTCCGATTCCAAGAAAGTAATATAAGTATTGGAACTATCTAATGGATTCAATCAAACGCTTATACGGCGTATACCGTGGTGTTGTACAAGACAACAGCGATCCACAAACACAACGTCGACTAAAGGTACAGGTTCAGACTACAGGTATTGAAGTGACTGACTGGGCTTGGCCTATGGAGCCATCTAGCATCCATACTGAAGTTCCAGTGGTTGGACAGGGTGTGTGGATTACCTATGTTGGTGGTGATCCTGAGTACCCTGTGTGGGCAGGAGCCTTCGGTAAAAACCAAGGTCCTAATAAACAGATACTTATTAAACCCTTGGCTAACTCTGTGTCTTTAACAGGGTTAACTTCACATGTAGTTGTAGTAGCCCAATCGGATGGGACATCGGAAGTTGATTTAACAGCAACTGTTATGGCGCTTGCTAACAAGGTAAAGGTTCTTGAAGGAAAAGTAACTACTCTTGAAGCACAAATACTTACAAAAGCAAGTACAAGTCATACCCACCCCTAGTTCAGGCAGTAAATAAACGGCAAAACAGAGAAAATAGACCGACAGGTCTGGAAGGAAGTACAGCGTGACAGCATCATATCCCGCAGCGGTTAAGTCCTTTGTTACAAAGGTTGACTTTGCTGACACAATCCTGGCCGAACACGTCAACAGTCTTCAGGAAGAAGTAAACTCTCTTCAAGCAAACCTTGGAACTCTTATCAAGACTGGCTCTGGTTGGGTTGGAAGTTTTGATCAAGTCACCACAGCCTGGGATTCGCTAAAGGATCGTCTTGCTAACATTGAATACGGACTTGCCGATGTATGGAACGCCGTTCCTGTGGGTGGATCTACTGGACAAGTTCTTACAAAAACTTCTGGAACTGATTACGCTACACAATGGTCAACCATTAATGCCCTTCCTTCTCAGTCAGGAAACAGTGGGCGTTACTTAACAACAGACGGCACAAGTGCATCATGGCAAGTAGTAGCAACAGGAGCAGACGCATTTAGTCAGTTCTTACTTGCTGGTTGTTAGGATTAGACCGTGGCAAAATACGGTAACGTTGTTTATGGTGGTGCTAAATACGGCGTAACACCAAAGTTGGCTTACTCAGTTGAGCCTATGGCTATTACGGTTTTAGATTTTATAAAGATTCAAGTGGAATGGCAATCTCCAACAGGTGATTTTACAAAAATTAAACTTGTAAGAAATCAATTTGGATTCCCTGAAAACTCTGAAGATGGCCTCACTATATGGGAAGAGTCTGCTACAGAAGGAACAGTCAGTAGGTCTTTCTTTGTAGATGGAGAAGACAACCCAGATCAGACACCAATTGTAAATGGACGTCAGGTTTACTACACAATGTTTTTATTTACAGATGCAAAGATTTGGGTTAATGCTGGACAAATCACAGACTTGATGCCGTTAGACCACGGTGTTCATAGAAAAATTATGGATATTATTCCTAAGGTATTTACAAGTGAGATCCAGAGCCCTCTTGGAGTTACGGATGAGACTTCTGCTCTCTATAACTTTATGGGAGGAATTGCTTTTACTCACGAACAATTCCTGTCGCAACTAGATGTATTAAGACCACAGCATTCTTCAGAAGGAATAGCCTTTTCAACTTTGGAACAAAACTCTTTCAGTGTTGGACTTGTTCCAGAACCAGCACTACCAGTTAAAAATCAAAAGAGACTCATCCGTGAAGCGTTGTATATGTACTCTCACAAAGGTATGGAGAGCGGTATAAACGCCTATGCAGAATCTCTTACTGGCTTTGCACCAACAACAACTCTGTCACCTAACTTATTACTGTCAGTTCAAGACTCAACTTTCTACGAGTCTAAAGGTAACTGGACAGCAACTAACGCAGTCTTAACATCTAGTACTGATCAAGTTCCAGCAACTGGAACCAACGTCATTGATAACGTCTACACAGGTAAACTTGTTGCGGCTTCTTCTGGTGCTATGCAGTTAGGTAATACTGCGCCAATAACACGTGGAGTACCAGTACTTCCAAGCACCGAGTACACAGTGTCTTGCAAACTTAAGTCACCTTCTAGCGCTGGCGACATTACTCT